GAGCACCTTCTTCTGGAAGCAGAAAACGCCGCGGAAGTCGTAGGTCTTGCCGTTCAGCCAACGGATGTTGCCTTCCGGACCGAGCTCGGCGTCGCACGAAGCGTCGCATTCATACGAACCGATATCGCCGTAAGATTCGATCTTCGGATACATGAAGGTCGAACGCGAAACCGATTCCTGGCCGTACAGGTCGGTGATTGACCAGCACTCGATGTTGCAGTCGATGGTGATGCCGAGCATCTCAGGCGAGAAGAAGGCGATGTCCAGCGACGCCATGTCGAATGCCTTGCGCTCGCCTTCCGAGAACGAACGCACGATTTCCGCCTTGGACTTGATGCCGACTTCGGTCAGCTTCTTCGCCATCTTGCGGTAGGTGTTCGCATCGACCAGGTTGTCGAGGTCAGGCTTGAACTCGGTGATGTCTGCCTGCGGATTGGCGTTCTTCCAGACGCGGCGCTGAAGCTCAACCGCTGCATCACGATCCGCGCGGGCGATATCATCGGCATTGCCGCTCATGTGCGGAGTGTCGAACTTCTTCTTGAGCGCGGAAAGCTCTTCGCCGAAAGCCTGAACCAGGTTTGTGGTTTCGGCGTATTCAGCGGTGTGCTTCTTCACCAGGTCGATGACTTCGGCCTCAGCCGTCTTGCCCTTGGTCAGGTCGACCAGTTCCTGGTATTTCTTTTCCTGCTCAAGCTTTGCCTTTTCAAAGGCGCCGCCGATATCGTCAATGCTCTTGAGGAGCTCTTCGACAGTTTTGTTCTCGTTTGGTGCGGGCATATCCGTTTCCCTTAATTGCGGTTGCTCGGCTGTCAAGAGCCTAGTTTTTGACGAAGTTTAGCGAGTGCCGCCCCGACCTGGTCAAGCTTTTCCTCTGGCATGAGAGGGGGTGTCGGCTCGGATACAGGATCCGATACCGACGACTTCCCAAACAGGTGCAGGTTAGATTTCACTGCAAGAGTAATCTTATGTGCAACCTGCCGGGAAGAAATTCCAAGTTCCTTAACGAGGAACTTTTCAAAATCAGAGGCGCTCTTTAACGTCACAGTTTCGGGCACCTCCAATTTCGACTTGATGAAATCCATAGTACACTTCTCATTCGCGGGAAATGGCACAACTGAGACCTCGTAGAGGTCACCCGAGGTAATCAACAGATATTCGAACTCATCGTCCTTATATTTGAAGTCGTAATCCTCGAGCATGAAGCCGACCGAGAACGACCAACCGTCGAGAAGCTTCATGATCTTGTACGCGTCACCGACATACGACACGTCGAGCTCAAGCTGGGCCTCTATCCAAAGCCCTTCGCCCCGCGTTTCGAGAACCTTAATGACGCCTGCAACCTGCTCCCAATTGTGATTGAGCAACAACTTGATGCCGCGCGGACCCTTGAGGCCGCGTTCCTTAATCGCGTTATCGAATGCACCTTTCTGGACGACGTGACGATAGCAGTCCAGGTCCGGGGTCGATGCCCAGCCTGCAATATAGCCCTTTGGGATGTCGTCGCCCAGCGCTTTAAGCTCGGCCTCAGATGCAGGCGTGAAGTTCATCGCCAGCTCATAAGGAACGTTCTTCGCGTATTTCTTAAGCGCCTGTGGCATCTTTCGGTGGCTCCGTGGTCGTTGTCTTCGCCGCGCTCGGGTTGTGCGGCTCGCTGCCCGCTGGCATTGGACCAAACCCGCAAAGCTCACGCTTCTCATCCAATGTCAGGAAGTTGACAAGGGAAACGTCCTTTGCACGCTTGGCACGCATTTCCATGAGCGCTGGAATCGTATCGGGATCATAGCGCAGAACATACCCTTCCGGGCAAGCGTATTTGCTCATTCCTTCACAGATAGGCTCACAATATCCCGGGATCATTGTGTCTTCGAAGAAAGACTTCCGCGATTCTTCGTAATTGTTTGCGAACTTCGAGCCGTCAGCGCCTGCCTGGCCGATCAATGCCACAGGTATGCCGAATGCGCCTGCGATTTGGCGCGTCATGTCGTCCAACGGCAACTTTGAATGAATGTCGGCCAGGCTGTTGTCCAGCTGGGTGACGTTCACCTTTGTATTCGATAGGATCAGCACGTTGCCGGATTCTTCTTCACCGACTTTCGTGCCGTCGAACTTGTCCCGCATCTTGTCTCGCTGCGGATCGGTCAACGTCTTTTCCGTTGATACAATGTACTTTGTATTTGGATGCCCCGACGCTGTGTCCCAAGCACGTTGCAGCAGCTCGGACACGATATTTACAGGCAAACCAACGCTGTTAAGCGGGGTGTTGCTCTCATTGTCCGGCATGCCCATCATGGTCGGCTTGCTGATAACGAAGGCGTACGATTCTCTTGGCAGTCCTGTGGCGCCCTTCGGCATTACGTCGAAGTACGGAATGTTGACGGACTCCCCATCAGGCCCATAGCGAAGCTCATGGCGGATGCCTGCGCCGTTGCGCTTGATCGCACACAAGGCGGGGTTCAGGGCGTACAGGCCGTTTGGCATGCCCGTGAAAACACCTGCCTTGACTGGAATACGACCATAGCCTGCCCACACAAGGGCCATCCAATATCGCATCTGGCGAGCGGTCATGTCGTCGCTCGGGTTACGAAAGACCTGCTCCAGCTTTTCGACATTGGTGTCCGACGTGCGGAACGACTTCGGAACGTTTGGGTCGCGTTCAATGTACCAGCCGATGCCCTGAAAGGTGGTTGCGATCTTGTCAAGGCAGCGATACGTGATGATATGCCGCATCGCTTGTTCTGCGGCAAGCTTTTCCTGGTAGGTCGCTACGGGACGACGGAAGCGGGAAAACCGTTGAACGACCTTCGCGTTCGGATCATCCGAAGGTTTGCGGGTGTCCGCTGACTTTGTGAATGGCCACATACTAGATCCTAGCTTCCGTCATCTCGACCTGATCCCCTGAGCGGTTGACCTCGGTCGCGTATCGAATGGCGTCCCACCCGTGGTTATAATCATCGCAGGGATGACCGACCAGGACTTTGCCTGTGAGCTTCTCTTTTTTCCAACTGTAAAGACGCCCTTCTTCCTCCATGCGAACGCAGAAGGGGTCAATAACAATCCGATAGCCGTTAAGCCATTCTATACCCGCCTTGATAGATCCCGGCCCCTTTCGAGAGGCGATCACGTCAAATCCTTCGCTGCAAAGATAATCTATGGTCTCAGGGCGCGCACTATCGGCAACAATCGGGTAATGGGTTGTCCCAGGAACTTCTTTGAGAAACGCCGGCAGATCTTTCAACGAGACCTTGCCGAAGTTCTCGCGGGCGATATAAATGGTGCGCGTTTCCTCAAGAACATAAAGCTTGATGAGGGCGTTAGGGTCATTGGCGAAACCAAAGTCGAGGCCAAACTGTGGCACCGCGGACTCAGGCACGTTGACGCGACCGACCTCAACATTGTTGAAGATCCGGCTATCGCTGACGTTGTAATATTCCCCTAACCAGATGTGCTCATAGCGCTCAAAGTTCGCCATGCGCTCGCGGATCATTTCGTCAGGCATTTCCGTTTCGAAGAACCACGGATTGTCCTCATACCCGACGCGTTGGATATACGCATTGCGGGGAGGGACTTTGCCTCGAAAAAGCTGGTCGACTGGGTCGTTTGGATCGACGGGGTTCCACGACCACCAGATCTCCGACCCCTTCTTACGAATGGTCGGGATCAGGGTGTTCATCGAATCTTGCGAGATGTTTCGCGCTTCTTCGACCCAACAAATGTCACACCCTTCCAGCGAGCGAGCGCTGTCAGGATTGCGCTCGAGGCCGATAAAGGTGAAGCGGGAATCAGTGTCGCGACAAATGATCTCGGACCGTCCGATCCAAAACTTCTTTGCGAGACCCAATTTTTTGATCTTGTTCTCGATTAGCGACTTCGAGGAGTCTCGGATCGAGTTCTGATACTGTCGCGCACCCACGACGCGCTTATGCGTGTTGGCCGAGATGATAACAATCGCTTCCGCGATTGAGTGCGATTTGGCGCTACCGCGACCGCCATAAAGAGCCTTATGGCGGAAGGGTTGATATAAGGGTGCAAATTTTTCGCCGACCGCGGTTTGTAGCTGCACCCCCTGAGAGGCAGCTACGGGCATTAGACCACCGTGCGCTTCGTCAGGGGAACAGCACCGGATGGTGACCCTGCCTTTTTGACCTCAGGAGAGTACACGACGCGTTGCGCCGGTTGCTGCACAGCAGGACTGCTCACACGTCGAGAAGCTGCCCCGTTGCTGAATTTCTTGCCACCACATCCGCAACCCATGTTACGCTCCTATCAGATACAAGATGCCGAAAATAAACGCTGCCGCGCTCATTGAAAGCGCGATGCCAAACGTTACGCCCCGATAGAACAAACAGCAAGGGCAGTCAATGAACCAAAGCTGTGCAAAAAGCATCGACCAGTGATTATGCACGTCAGAATGCTTGCACCACTTGAGGCCGCTCGCCCCAATCTCAAGGTAATGATCCAGGACGTCAGCGACGCGCGTATGTATGCGTTTGAACCGTCGCGCCCGCTGCATTCGTTGTTTGTGATCCACGGTCAACCCTTTCGCACGACAAAGAATCTGACAGTGCTAGTCGCTTTCGCCTCAGCTGTCAACAGCGCATCGGCCATGGGTGCATCTGCCACAAGACGCGTTGTAGTTTCTGCCGTAGTCAGCACGGCTTCAGCCATCGGCACAATTGCACCAATGTTTGCAATCTCATTTTGTTGCGTGCGCAGGATCGCGGTTGCCATCGGGGCGAGCGTGTCAATGATGACCGTGCCTGTTTCCGTGTCGAATGTTGCATCTGCCATAGGGGCGTCCGCAACAAAGCGGACGTTCTGGCCAATGGTTGTCAGGAACGCGGTCGCCATGGGCGCCATTGCCACAATGTCAGCTGAGATGTCCGTGACCGCGGCAAACACTGCGTCTGCCATAGGTGCGTCTGCAAGGAAACGAGCTGACATATTGGTTTGCGTTGTCATGATCGCGTCCGCCATCGGCGCATCTGCAATCAAGGTCACTTCGTCGTTTTTCTCGACTTCCTCGTAAACGACCATGGACGGAGAAACGCCAGGCGTGAAATTCATTGCAAAGATGCGCGGGCGCACCCATGATTTTGCAAGGGCGCCGGAATCTTTGTACCCGGTGAACCCGCCGGGCTGCGGGTTGATGGGCGTGATCTGCGTTCCGTTTGGAACGAAACTTCGGGTCACCGGATTGTAAATTTCGTAAACGTCTGGAGGCGTCTGGGTCTCACGCCCGATAAACAGCGCAGCCTCGCCAAACACATACGCGGAAAATACCCCTGCCTGCCCGACGCCCGCTGTGTTCCCGGGGTACGAGGATTCGGGTTCCATCGTGATCTCGGTCGCGTCAGCATTGATTGTCCCAGTGCGAGACCCGTTCGCCGCAATTGTGCGAGATGCCCTGTGCCAACGCCCTTCGTTGATTGTGACGTCTACTGCAAAAGCACGTTCCGGATCATTCAGATTCACGCGGGATGTCCGCACAAATGTTGCCCCGGAAATGTCAACCTTAAAAAGGGACATGTAATTGATCGCGTTTTCTCGCTGCTCGAGGAGAATAGCCTGCTTGTTTCGCAGGACTGCAACCGAGTTGAAAGAATTTGCGGTTGACGCGATGTTGATGGACGCGATTATCGAGATTGTGCCGTTTGTTCGGTTGATGCGAACGGCGCGCATCGTGTTGCCGGTGAAGTTCCCGGTCAGACACGTGATGAAATCATCATCATGGAAATGGAGGATTGTTGAGTTTGCAAGGACGCCCGCAACGCCTCCAAGCACCACTGTGGCACCAGTCGTTGCATTGAATGAGCGGAGTTGAACGGTCTGCCCGCTGATCCCGGTGACGAGCACCAGGTACGTCATATCGTTTGTCCAGGCAGCGTGGTAGATCGTGCCACCTGCCGTAAACGGAACTTCGTTGTATGTAGCGCCGTCCCACTTATACAGGCGAGGCGCGGTGTTCGCATTACACCAAAGGACCCACTTGCCGTCTGGGGAAATGACCACCTGTGCCATCTGCCCCGCGCCGGTCGGTGGGCTCGCCATCGGGCGTGCTACGAGCTGCCGCATGTCTCACCTGTATTTTTGAGCGCGAAGATTACTGCTTCGGCTGACGGTATTCATGCGAAAGCGGGCTTACGCCGACACCGAGCTGCACCTGTGTCGAGGACATGCGGACGTATGCGGTCGATGCCGCGTTGCCCACGTTGCCGTCGTAAACGGTGTTGCCGTTCGAATCCTTGATCCGCGCCCACGTCGCCGTACCGGCTGCAACAGGATCGGCGGCAGGGACCGGGTTGCCTGGTGCGGCGACGTAGCTTTGTCCAGGCACATCTGCGGCAGGTCCGAAGCCGGGCGACGGAATGATGAACTCGACAAGCTTGTTCTGCGTGGTGATCGCGGTGTCTGCGGTCGCGGGCTTCGTTCCGTCGTAGACTTCGATCTTGCCCCCGGTGTCGAAACGCTGCGTAACGGCTTGAGCGGCTGCGATTGCCGCTGCTACGGTGAAATAAATGGGCATCCGTGCCTCCTGTTGATTATGAGAGTGACGATAGTGGGCATTAACTTTGGCGTCACCCAAAGTTAAAATTCATTAACAGCGAAAAGCACGACGCGCCGTTTGATCCTTTGTTCGAAGAATGCCACAGGTATTGGCATCGTCGCCATAAACTCAGCGGCGACCTGCGGTGCCTGCTCGAAATACGCTTCATGCTTGGGCGCTTTGGCGATAAATTCCGAAGGGATCGGGGGATGCGCCTGAAACAGCGCAGCGTGCCTTGGTGCAGACGCAAGGAAGTACGCGCTCAACGAAGGGATGGTGAGGAACGCGCTGGCCATTGGCGCATCTGCGACAAAGCGGGCAGTCTCATTTTGTTCGGTCGCAAGGATCGCGTTCGCCATAGGGGCGTCAGCAATAAATGAAACCAGGTCGTTGTCTCGAGCAACAAAGATAGCGTCCGCCATCGGCGCATCTGCGATAAGCCGGACAGTGTTCGGCGTCGCAGTCACGAGAACA